CGTCCCGTGCTCGTCGACCTGCTGCACGACGAGCGCCGTTGCCGAGCCCGATGCCGTGGCGTCGTCGAACTGCGACTTCGCTCGATCGACCGCCCGCCCGTAGACCTCCTGAGTCAGGAGGCCCCGGGCCAGGTAGTTGTCGAGCTTCTGGATCGTCACGGCGTAGGTCTCGGCCGGCGTCCGCACGTCCCGGGCGATCCGGGCCGCGTCCCGCATCGCGGCGTTCGAGGCCTTCACGCTCTCCGCCGCCGCGGCGTTCGACCGCTCCATCACCGCCGACGCGGACTGTGCCGACGCCGCGGCGCTCGACTGCGCCGCCCGCAGCCCGTCGAGGCTCTCGACGCTCTGCCGGATCGCTCCGACGAGCCCCTCGGCGCTCGCCGTGAACGACGCCCGCACGTTGCCGATTGCTTCCGCCATGCGTCACCCGTCCTGCTGCGACTGAAAGTAATGCCCGAACCGCGAGAGCCTGGACTTGATCTCTTCTTCCGACTGCGGCACGTCCTCCGCGATCAGCTCCTCGAGCGATTTCTCGTACCTGACCGGCAGAAACTCCTGAATCACCGCGTCCGAATCACGATGCCCAGCCGCCGCAGCGATCCAGGCGGCCAGCTTGGCGAACGCTCTCCACTCGTTTCCGAACGGCTCGTGAATGAAGTAGGCGGCCCAATTCGTGAGCTCCATGCTCGTCGTGCTCGCGAGCAGCTCCGGCACCGTGCGGCCGAGCTGCATCGCGAGCCGGTGGTAGAAAATCTCGCTCAGGAGGCCCCCTCGCTGGGGGCGGGCGAGTTTTTTGCCGCGTCCTCGACGGCCTTGTTGTTGAGGCCGTTCTGCTTCGCGGCCACCGTGTAGAGGTGGTCGATCGCCGCGCCGTTCATCGCGGCCAGGGACAGGACACCCTCCGGCGAGTCGAACTGCACCTTGTCATCGGCGTCGACGATGCACCGCGCGAGTACCTGCTCCTTGTGGTTGACCATGAGCTTCTCGCCCGGCGGGATCTTGATCCACTCCCGCTCGATCTCGGCGCGGAGCGTGCCCGACATGGGCTTGAGCCGAACGGTGACGCCTTCCCACCCCTCGAACTGGCTCATGTCGACCTCGACGGTCCGACGGTCGTCGATCGCCTTGAACGTCTCGCTGGACAGAACCGGCATGAGAAACCCTCCGTGTTAGGTGGCCGAGCAGCGGCGCAGCAGGAACGTCACCCGCAGATATTCGCCGGCCCGGCCCGTGACCTTGAAATCCTCGAGGTAAGCGTTGAAGCCCCACGACCAGCCCGTGCCGGTCACGGCGAGGGCGCCCGTCTTGCCGACGAGCGTCCGATCGACGCCGGTGCACAGAGCCTCGAGGCCGGTGGACTCCTCCAGGACCGCGGGCTCAAGCACCGGGATCACTCTCCCCTGCTCGTCAAGCTCGCCGTCGATCGCGTGGAACGTCTTCGGCGGGGCGCGGAACTCGCCGTCGATGCCGACGTACTTCCCGAGCACCTGCCCGCGGAACGTGATCGTCACGCCCTGAGCGGTGAGCGGTGCGGTCATGGCGGCCCCCTACCGTCAGTCGGGGGTGTCGCCGACCTTGAAGGCGAGCGAAAGGGCCACGTACTCGCCGGCCTGGTACTTGACCGTAGCGTTCGTGCACACGGCCCAGCCGGAGACGCTGCCCACGCTGCAGGTGAGGGCCCCGACGTCGTTGATCTTCGGCAGCGTCGCGCCCACGGGGTAGTCGGCGTCCACCTTGAGGTCGATGCCGCCGAGCGTCGGCTTCGGCTCGAGCGGCCGGACGGAGCCTTCGGCCAGCGACAGATCGGAGACGTCCTCGACCGCGTCGGTGAACGACGCGTCCAGGTCGTGCACCTTCCGGATCAGGCCCGTGATGCCGTTGAACGTGAGCGTCTGCCCGTGGGACGAGACGAGCGGGTTGTCGGTGGGCATAGTGGCTCCGGATCAGGTGGTGAGCTTGAACGTCGCCGAGCCCTTGATGAACTCGCCGCGGCTGGCCTTGAGCTGCGAGCCGGTGCAGATCGCCTTCATCGACGTCGACGTGCCCGTCGGCGACAGGTTGGCCGGGACCGAGATCGTGACCTTCGTGCGCCTCGAAGGGAACGCGTTCCCGTAGAACTCGCACTTGATCTCCGCGCCGTCGACGAGCGGCGAGGCCCCGAAGATCGGCGCGGCGCCCGTGGCCTGCCCGAGGTGGCTCATGTCCTTCGGCGTCACCGAGCCCGAAGACTCGAAGCTCGTGATCTTCGAGGAGAGCCCCGAGAACGAGAACGAGAGCAGCGGGGTCGCGTGGGACGAGAGCGACGTGCTCGCGGGCGAAGTCTCGGGCATCAGAGGGACTCCTGCGACCGGATTTCGTAGGTCTGCGTCACCGCGTAGAGCGGCGCGCCCTTCCCGTCGACCGGCACGGCGATATCGTCCGATGCCGACTGCAGGAGGCTGAAATACACGGTATTCCCGTAGGCCTTTCCCGTCGCTCTGTGTAGAACGGCCCGGGTCGCCGCGGCCGCGGCCTTCGCGGCGTCGTAGGTCTCGGCGTAGATCTCGATCGACACCTGCACAATCGCCGCCTCGGGGACCGATAGGTCGAGGTAGGGGCGGACCTCGGTCGAGATCACCTTGTAGGCCGCGAACGGGAGGATCGACCCGTCGGGGCCGCGGGTCGTGCCCTGCGTCGCCACGATCGGCGTCACCCGGAAGCCAAACCACGCCGCCGTCCGGGGCGACGAGACGAGCTGCCAGTGCACCCACCCCTCAATCTGCTCCTCGATCATCCGGCACCTCCGCGGTCAGCAGCCGCACGTTCGAACGCCGCCGCCATCTCCGACGCCAGGATCGCGGCGCACCGGCCGCCGACCGCCTGGAACGCGTGGTGCAGAGGGTGCAGGGCCCGGGCACCGCGGACGTACCGCGCGACCATCGGCCACCGGCCGACCCACCCGGGCGGCCGCCAGCCGCCGATGCCGGCCGCCGAGAGGACCGGCGACTTCGTCGGCCGCCGTTCGTTCGTGCCGAACTCGACCAGATGCGAGTGGAAGCCCTTGTTGTCGGCGGTGTCCTTCGAGACCGCCCGCTTGTAGCCGACGATCCCGAACGCGACGCCCGACGCGTAGCTGCGCACCCGGGAGTCGACCGCCCGCCGGAGGTTCCCCGTCGGGCCGACGGGTGTCGTCGCGAGCAGCTCGGCCTCGAGCGGCTTGACCGCCCGCTGCATCGCCGTGGTCAGGTATCGCCGGCCGATCACGCCGGGCATCTGCGACAGCCGGACCTGGAGGTCCTCGAGGCCGGTCACGCGGACGGCGTTGCTGCGGTCGCCCCGGAAGCCCGTCTCGGCCATGTCAGTCGACCTCCTGAGAGCAGAGGATCTCCTGCTCCTCGAACCGCAGCCCGCGGAGCTGGATCGACACGACGTTCAGCACGAGCCCCTTCCACCGGAGCCGGTCGCGCGGCGTCAGGCCCTCGCGGGTGCGGATCCGCACGGTGTAGGTCACGAGGGCCTGCGTCCGGTCGCTCTGGATCACCTCGCGGCCGGAGACCGCCTGCACGCTGGCCCACACCTCCTGCCACGGCGCCCAGCGGTCCGGGGTCTGCCGCTGCTCGCCCAGCCGGCCCGTCGACTGCGGCTTGAGCCGCTCGATCGTCACCCGCTGCCGGAGTGCTCCCGCCGGGAGTGCCATGTCAGTCCCCCACGACGATCAGCTTGAACGCCGTCCCCGCAGCGCCGCCCAGCGTCACCGCGCTCGCCGTCCAGCCGACGCGGTCGTTCGTCATGAGTGCCATCTGCCCTCGCGGCACCGTCGCGGCCACCGGGCCCGCGACGGTCAGGTTCGCCGTGCCGGCGCCGTCGGGGTCGGCCAGGTTCTCGACGTAGACGAAGCGGGCCCGGGCGAGGCCCGTGAGCTGCACGACGACGGTGCCCGGCACCTGCCCCGAGGCGGCCGGGATCGTGCCCGTCGCGGCCACGACCTTCGGCTCCCAATCGCCGCCCGGCAGGGCCAGCCGCTCGAAGGACGCGGGGTAGGTCTGCAGGGACGGGAACGGGCCGTCGGTCGCCGCCTGGACGGTCAGGGCGAGAGACAGGCGGGCGGAGACGGCGGTCGTCATGCGTAGGCCCCCCAGCGGTGCATCGAAAGCAGCTCGTTCACGCCCATCGGTGGCTCCGAGAGCGTCGTCGGGCTCGCCGCCTCGCGGTTCAGGTACCAGTGCCCGACGAGCATCAGGATGGCGGAGCGGATGCCCCGCGGGACCGCCGCCGGCGAGTCGCCGTAGCCGGCCCACCAGCGGATCGTCACCGCGGAGCGGATCGGGCCGACAACCGGCCAGTAGCCGTAGATGTTCGGCGTGATGATCGTCGGCACCGCCTTCCGATCGACCAGGAACCGGTCGCCGGACGGCGTCAGGTTCGGCACCGCCTCGGTCATCGCGTAAGGCTGGAGCGTCGCGTCGACCCACTCCAGCTCGACCGTCTGCCGGCCGGCCGTCGGCGAGAAGGGCGGCCGCGGCAGGCGGATCTCCTGCTCCGCCGGGAACTGGTCGAGCTTCATCTCGAGCCGCGTGTCGATCAGGTGCCGGTCGATCCGCCGCTCGGCGTACTGCCGGGCCGCGGCGATCAGGCCCATGAGCAGATCGTCCTCCGCCTCGTGATCGACGCGGACGTGGCCCTTCGCCTCCGCGAGCGTCACCGGCTCGACGGTCGGCTCCTCGAGCACGGCCAGGG